TCAATGTCCAAGTCCCTTTAACCACTCTAATAGGTTCTTATTTCGTTCCCACTCTTTTTCTGTTATAGTATTAGGGGTTAATCTGGTATAGGCATTTTCAAGTGCTTCACGTTTTGCTTTGGAGTCGGCACGTGCATAAATATCAGTAGTCTGTATGGAAACATGCCCTAAAATATCACGTATGTATACTAAATTTACTCCTGCCTGTAAAAGATGCATTGCTTTACTATGTCGAATAGAATGACAACTTATTTTCTTTGGAATAATTTCTGGTTGCTGTTTATTTGCCATGTCTGCATAGATTTTCAGAATATACGTAATACCCTCTCTTGTTAATTTTTCATGCCTACCATTGAAAAATAAAGGCTTTTTCATCATGTTGGGATCATTCAAATTGTTTTCTTCCATATAACTACGCAAAATGTCAACTTGTGCTTCTGCCAAGGGGACTATACGGGTTTTACGTCCTTTCCCTGTTAATCGTATAGTGTATGGTGTTGTATCAATACGTACACAATCTACTGTGAGATCTGCGATTTCCTGTACTCTTGCACCAGTATCGTACATTAATGACAATAATGCTAAATGACGACGTCCTTTCCATGAAGTTGTGTCAGGCTGTGCCAATAATAATTTTATTCCCTCCATTGAAAGATAATTAGGAGGGCTTATTTCTGTTTTTTTTGCCTTTATCGACAATATACTTTGCCATTCTACCATATTATCTATTACTATATATTGGAGATACGAACAGAATGACCTGATTGCAGCAAGTCTATAATTACATGTTGCTGAAGTATTCTTTTTAGTATTGTGAAGCCATTGTAGATAATTGATGACATTATCCCGTGTAAGATGTTTCAATAGAAGTCGTTCAACGGGTATTCCATTGATATCTTTCATATAATTGATGAATTGTACGAAAGAATCACGATAAGAAGCAATTGTGTTTTTGCTCACATTTCGTTGATGTGGCAAATATTCAGATAAAAATCTCGTTAGATATTTTGCAAAATCAGTCCTGGTAGTCATAATCTGTTGTTATTTTTGGATAAACAAAAGCATTTATAGGAGAACACTGTTTTTCAAACTCCGGATACATCATACAGGTAAGTCGTACATATTTTTCAGTAGATGAAAGAGAACGGTGCCCAAGACATGCGGAAAGTATTGGTAGCCCTGTGTATAAATCCATACCGTTATGTCCCATTTGTACAAGCGAATGTACGGCAAAAGTATGTCTCAAGTCATGGATACGTGGCCCTTGTCGATTTCCTATATATGGTATATTGCATATTTTTAGCAGTTTATGAAAAAAGACATAAAGAGTACATACCCTGAAGCTTGTCCCGTCTAATTTAGTAAAAAACAGATGATTGGGATGAGAAATTTTTTCTATAGGCATTCTATTCCGATATTCTATATACTGTTTTAACACAATTACCATAGATTCACCAATAGGAACAAGGCGTTCACATCTGTTTTTTGTCTTGCGGAGATGTATGTATCCAGAGTCAAGATTCACATCCTCATTACGCATATATAAAGCCTCGGACACACGCATTCCTGTGCTATAAAGTAATCGAAGAATGACTGGCATGGAAATGATAGCTGTTTTCATACAATTGTTAAACAAACGGCTGCTATCGGCAGCTGTAAACAATTGAGATATTTGGTCATGTGTGTATATATAAGGTGTAAACTCCGATTTTGGTTGCTTTGGTATAATCGGTATATAACATACGCATCCATTGCGGCACATCAATGAGGTCAGTTGGCGCAATACAAGATATTTGCCATAAATAGTGATCTCTTTATCTGATATCCGTGATTTATGCCATCTCTTAACAAACTCTTCTGTTATATGTGGTTCCTGCAATCCTATGGAATTAGCAAAATCATCAAATTCTTTAAGTATCCATCTTACACGAGAATCAACAATACCCATTGATTTCCGGATTTCCAACATTCGTTTAATGTATGGAGATAAAACACTACTGTAATTGAACTGTTCAGCCATAAAATGCTCCTCCTTTCTGCGTATAAAAACTATCTGGAATAGGTGGTACAGGTAATACACATTTCCTTAAAGCTACAAGGTTTATTTTTAGATAAGTCATCGTTGTTTCAGTGTTGCGATGTCCAAGAACTTCTGATATAATAGGCATGGTAGCCCCATTTTCAAGCATATTACTTGCTAAGGAATGCCGTAAAGAATGAGGACCATGGCGTTTTTTATCAATATTTACACCAGACAGGCGGATTATTTTATTGATATTACCACAAACCATAGACTGAGTGGCAGCAATATACGGGGCACGACTTGATAGAAATATGTTTTGGGAAGTAGATGCTGGACGTCCATATCTAAGATAGTCTATTATGGCATTACCGACATCTGCCAATAATGGAAGTTCAATGGTTTTACCTGTTTTTTGTATCCTCAATTTAATGAGATCATTATCCCAATCTATATCTGAGAACTTCAAACTCATAATGTCTGAAGCACGCAAGCCCAATCTTGATGCTAATAAAATCATTGCATAATTGCGTTTGCCCAAAGCACTACTTCGCGATACAGAATTTTCTATAACCTTAATCTCTTCCGTTGTATAATATGATGGTATGCGTTCTTTCTTTCGTAATTTATATGTAGCGAATAAGGGGGGAAAAACGAAGCGTGTCAATATGTGGTCGGTCTGAAAATGAATGATTGCTTTGGTTTTCAAAGTGTTAGGGTGGAGTAGGGGAGAATGGGCTGCAAAAACGAAGCGTTTACATCGCTTTACATTGGGCTTACATTTGAGCCTCGTTTGAACGCCGTTCAAATGAAATGCTTTACATTGAAGGTGGGATAGGGGAGATTTCGGAGTGTTGTCGTCGATTGCTCTCCATGGTTTACTTTTTCCTCATATACAAAGATAGTCAAACGGATCGGTTTATACAAGTGGAGTGGGGGAGTGCATGGTGCGCTTTTCCTTTTTATTTTATCTAAATTATTCCATATAGATGATATTTGGTATATTTGCAATGAAATAAATACCGTATATTATGAGTAAAGTTATCCATGTACATTTGATTTTTGAGAAAAAGAACATCTATTTTGGTAGTATATCGGCCATTTTTGAAACTCTAACGGAGAAACAGGTCGGGATCACCAAGAATAGTCTTTTACATGCTGGACTGGTTGATGACATTGCCAAATACACGAAACGTGCAATGATTATTCAGTCTCGCTTGATAACATGCACCAGAAAGGGCTGAAACAGCCTTAGAACGTCTATAAAGCCGCTTTTTGCGGCTTTTTTTTGTATTCGTGTCGGTAATAGTACATCAATGGGAGGCTGCTACTTACTTTGAACGGTTTGAACAGTCGGAAAAATTGAAAGGGTTTACACTTGGGTTTACAACTTGGGTTTACATTTTCTCCATTACAAAAACGAAACGTTTTAATAGGGTTTACACTTGGGTTTACATTTTCGGATTATTTTTTTAGCGATTTGTCTATCTATACAATATAGATAGGACTTGTTTTTGCTTGTTTTTAAACTATTTGAGGGGGCAAATAATACATTGATAATATTTATTTACTCCCCTATATTTTAATTCATATCTCTAAAAATCAGTGTTTTGTTACTTTTTACCCCCTTCACCCCATAAAACTCGTTTTATCCGGCACCTGCAAGTGTTGAACTCCCCGCATCTGAAACACGCCCCGACTTGTCCTGTTTAAGTTGTGTAATTGTCTGTTTGAGCATCCCTATTTCCTCTGCCTGTTCTTTTATTGTAGAGAGAAGTTTATCCACAATTTCAGGGGGGGCATTGTATTTTTCGATTTCTTGCTTATTGTCTTGGCTTATTTCTTGGTGTATAGTATATGAATTTTGGGAGACATCTGTATTATTGGATTTAAGCATATTCCCCTCCCCTCTCATTAGCCATTCAGCAGATAAATCCGGATATAGGGTTAAAACTTTAACTATCATATCTCCGCCAGGCTGTGATGCCATATTTTTTCCCTTGAAGTTGCTGGATTGTATTCCAGTAGCCTCAAAGAAATCTACTTTTTTTATATCCTTCTCTTTTAAAAAGGCAAGAATTTTATCTTTTATGGTCAAAATATCTCCCATATTTGTTTTTAGGTTAAAATTTTATCCTTATATTTGCAGCGTGTTCAAAGTGTGAACACCGCCCCAAAGCTACAAAAAAGGCTTGAGGTGACAATGAGAAATATAAAAAGAAGAAAAATAGAAGGTTATGAAACGGTATTATTTTGAATTGACAGATCGGAGTTATAATGATCTGGGGGCTTTTATTCCGGATGGGTACAGCAAGGAAGTGGCTGTCAGGCAAGCAAAGAGGTGGATGGCAGAAAACAGTATAGTATTAGCCACCCTTATCGTGAATAGCCTAAGAACATCTAACGTGTTGGATGTAATTGATATTGATATACTTAAAACGAAGATATAATGGAAGCAAAATTTAAAAAGGGACAAAGTGTGAGAATCACCAAGAGGAACGGTGAAGTCATTGATGGTGTAATCCGCGACTGGGACTATAACATTTGTACTTTCGGTCGTGAATATAATGTCGATTATATGAAAGATGGCCAGGTTTGGACTGTGATATGTGTTCCGGAGGATGCCATACAAGAACTCCGATAGATTTCCGGGGCAGTTAGTTCAGTTGGTAGAACACGCCAAACTCCCGCAAGGGAGAGGCCATGGTCCGTGGTTCGAGTCCGCGACTGCCCGCTACAATAATTTAACTTATCAGCGAATTATGAAAGAACGAATAGTGGTAGAATACAGTGAGGTGGGTAAAATAGCCGGTTTGCTGGGTTGTTCCCGGGAAATGGTCTCCCACTCCCTTGCATTCCGCAAGAACAGCAAGTTGGCCCGTTCCATCCGCAAGCTCGCCATCGAGCGCGGTGGAACCAAGGTAGGTGGTAACCCTGAAAAGAAGGAAAGCGATGAAAAGTGAGTTGATGGCATTGTTCGGTGACCAGCTGCGCTGGTTTATACACTTGAACTGGAAGCAGCGCCTTTGTGTACTTTACTTCTGTCTGAATTTCTGTCTGATATTTTCTGTGAGTGAAGACAATTTGCTTTGGGCGCTTTTTGTTGTACTGAACTTTGGGGCTTCAGTACGGCTGTTGAAGAGGCATGTCCCTTTGAATGATTTGGAGGACTGATAACAGAACGGAAAATGGAATACTATAATAATATACTGTGTGTAACCTGTGAAGAGCTTACTTCAGGAGATAATCCGGTGATGAAGTATATAACTTTATACCAAAATGTCCGTCGCGGTAACATCGAAAGTATCAACCGTGGCGGTGGCGAGGGCAATGTAGCCCTGTATTCCTATTCTTCCCTTCCCGAGAAATACAAGAAACGTTGGGTTGAGCGCCATGGCGAGCCCGAGAAACAGATGCGAGAAGAAATGATCCGTAACATAGTGAAGAAAGACGAGAAGGCCGAGCGCTTTTTTGAGGAGTACCGTTACGACAAGAACGGTGAGCTGGTCGCCCTTCCCGAGGATGTGAAGAAGGAATACACCTGGAACGCTTCGGTGCTGAACGCGCTGATGGAAGAGTTCAAACGCTTGAGTTCATCCAATAACAAGCTGACCGGTTTCCGCCGTAACCTTTGGGAGCTTCTGCTTGTCACGAGTGAGGAGTGGCGTCCGGTGTACGGGCACAGCCTCCCGGGCAGTGTGGGCCGGTTGAAAGCCCTGATAAGCAAGTTCCGTCCCGACAACTACGGTGTGCTTGTGAGCGGCAAGTACGGCAACAGCAACACGCTGAAGATCGAGGAGGACGGCGGGCGTTACCTTGTTGCATTGAAACGCAGCCGTGTTCCGGTTTATACTGATATGGAGATCTTCGAGGAGTACAACCGTGTCGCTCCGGAACGTGGCTGGAAGCCCCTGAAGAGTCCCCGCAGCCTCCGCGAATGGTTCAGCAGCCCGCGTGTCGAACCTCTGTGGTACGATGCCGTTTATGGGGAAATGAAGGCGCACCAGCGTTATGACCGCAAACACCGCACCATCCTTCCGGGCCGCCGTGACAGCCTCTGGTATGGCGACGGCACGAAGCTGAACCTCTACTATCGTGATGAGAACGGGAACAAGTGCACTACAAGCGTGTACGAGGTGGTGGACGCTTACAGCGAAGTGCTTCTTGGCTATTACATCAGCGATAATGAGGACTATATCGCCCAGTACCATGCTTTCCGCATGGCTATCCAAACGAGCCGGCACAAACCCTACGAGATCGTGTGCGACAACCAGGGCGGTCATAAGAAGAACGCGGCGCTGGGTCTTTTCTCGAAGATCAGCCGTATCCACCGCCCGACAGCTCCGTATAATGGCGAATCTAAGACGATTGAGAACATTTTCTACCGCTTCCAGAGCCAGGTATTGAAGAAACGTTTCGGTTTCACCGGGCAGAATATTACGGCAAAGAGAGAAACAAGCCGTCCGAATCTGGAATTCATCAACGCGAACATCGACTCCCTTCCCACATTGGAGGAACTGAAGGAACAGTATGCCGCCGCCCGTGAGCAGTGGAACTCAATGAAGCACCCGGCCACTGGCATCCCCCGTATTGAGATGTACAATACCAGCGTGAACGAGGGCACCGATCCGGTCAGCGTTCCTGATATGGTGGAGATGTTCTGGTACACAACCGATAAACCGTCGCTGTTCACCGCCAGCGGTATCGAGATCACGGTACAGGGAAAGAAATACCCTTACGAGGTTTTCTCCGCTCCCGGTGAGCCTGACCTGGAATGGCGCCGGCGTAATACCTACAAGAAGTTCTATGTCCAGTACGATCCCTATGACATGAGCAGCGTACGGTTGCTTTACAAGGACAAGGGCGGTGCGATGCGTTTCGAGTGTGTGGCCTCGTTCCCGCTGATGATCCACCGTGCCCAGCAGGAGCAGACGGAAGCCGAAAAACGTTTCATCCGCACCCAGCAGGAGGCCGTCGTCAATGAGCGTATAAACCGTCAGGTCGTCGCCAAAGATATCGAGTATGAGCATGGTGTCGCACCGGAACAGAACGGTTTGCGTACTCCTGACCTGAAAGGTCTCGGAAAGGAGGCGCAACGCCAGATTGACCGCCGCACGAGAAAATACAGCCAGCCGCCCCGTCCTTCCATAGGCCGTGACATGAAAGTCATCAGCAACGTGACATGGGACAGCTTTGAGAAGAAGGAAGTGAGCATCCGCAAGGTGGTCGGGAAATTATAAGGAACAGATTTATAACAAGATAAAAAATATTGATTATGGAAATTACAATGAAAGAGAAGAACGCCATCAGTGAGAGCCTCCGGGCTTACGTGGCGAAGTATCCGAGCCAGACGAAGGCCGCGGGTAGTCTGAAGGGAGTCAGTGTGGGTACTGTGAGCAATATCCTGAACGGCCGTTATGAGAATATCAGCGACGAGATGTTCCGTAATGTCGCCTCGCAGGTCGGTGGTGTAAGCGCTACCGGCTGGCAGATCGTGGAGACGGGTGCTTACCAGGAGATCACGGCTGTACTCTCTGACGCGCAACGCTGGCGCAATGTTACCTGGGTGACCGGCGAGGCCGGTTGTGGCAAGAGTACCACCGCCCGTGTTTACCTCCAGGAGCATAAGGAGGTTTTCTATATCCTCTGCTCTGAGGACATGAAGAAAGGTGACTTTGTCCGCGAGATCGCCCGTACGGTCGGAATCCGGACCGAAGGGTATAATATCCGTGAGGTGTGGGGGCTTATATTGGATGACATTATCCAGATGGACGCGCCCCTGCTGGTGTTCGACGAGGCGGACAAGCTGACCGAACCGGTGTTCCACTACTTCATCAGCCTGTACAACAAACTGGAGGAGAAATGCGGCGTCGTGTTTTTGAGTACCGATTATATTGCCAAACGCATCAGCAATGGTCTGCGATACCAGAAGCCCGGCTACAAGGAGTTCTACAGCCGTATCGGACGGAAATTTTATGAGCTGGAGCCTACAGACGTGAACGACGTGTTCGCGATCTGTTCCGCCAACGGTGTGACTGACAAGAAAGACATCGATAAGGTGATAAAGGAGGCTTCGACATGTGACTTTGATTTGCGGCGTGTGAGGAAGTCCATTCACAAGGTGAAACGCATGGTGGGGGAATGACTCCCGTTCAAATACCGTTCAAACGTAATTTTAAGGATATGGAAAACAAATTTGAATACTTAAAGATCGACGGTCGCGAGCAGCTTCCTGCTCCCTGGAGCGATTACCCAGTCTTGAGGGAATACGAGACGGTGACCGTTTACCGGAATGGTCGCGACTACCTGGACGCCCTTGTGGGACAGCAGGACGGCTGGTGGGTTGCCGGCGTTCACATGGAGGTGGGCGGTTCCGGTGGCGGTTTCAACCCGGGACGTAAATGGGGACAGTTCTCCACCCGTGAGAATGCCCTTCTGTGGGCACTCGGCAGGATGCTCTGCCACGAGAAACTGCGGGGTGCCGCACGGCAGGCCGTGCTTGATCAAATAGACAATATCCGACAACTAAAACTGTTCTGACCATGGAAGAAGAGAAAAAGGATAATAAAAAAGCGGGCATGAGACGTGCCTTGAATGTCAGGGACATTCTGAACAAGAAGTATGACGTATTCCCTTTTGAGGGGAAATGGAAGGATGCCTTCGACACTCCGGAAGTCCGGGGCTGCTGGTTCGTGTGGGGCAACAGTGGTAACGGCAAGACCTCTTTCGTGATGCAGCTCTGCAAGGAACTTTGCAAGTATGACCGTGTGGCGTTCAACTCCCTGGAGGAAGGAACTTCTCTGACAGTCCAAAATAACCTGCGGCGCTTTGGTATGGCCGAGGTAAGCCGCCATTTGGCGTTCATCAAGGAGGACATCCCCACCTTGAAGATCAGGCTCCGGCGTCATAAGAGTTTCAACATCGTGATCATTGACAGCTTCCAATACACACAGATGACGTATCGTGACTATATCCAGCTGAAGGAGGAGTTTCCGGACAAGCTGTTTGTTTTCATCAGCCATGCCCGCGGCAAGAATCCTAAAGGTGATGCGGCCACGAGCGTGATGTATGATGCCGACCTGAAGATATGGGTAGAGGGCTACGTCGCCTTCAGTAAGGGACGTTATCAGGGGGCCACTGGTGAATACACAATCTGGGAGAAGGGCGCCTATGACTATTGGAATGTGGCGGGACCGAAACAGAAAGGAGGCCAGGCATGAGCGGGATAAAGAAACAGCTGGAGATTTGTCCTCCCGCCTATATGTGTAAGGGGCCTAACCGTGAGAACTTCGTCAGTACCGGCCACAAGTGTGGTTACTGCAAGGGCAACGGCTGGTTCTGGGGAACGGAAGAGGGCAGCCGCGAGGACGTGCATGTGTCCTGCCCGGTGTGTGGCGGCAGCGGTGAGCTGGATGCGATTATAACAGTGGACTGGAAACCTTCAAGCAAGTGAGCCATGAGAAAGGAGTATTACAACTACGTTGTGAAGCTGCCCGTTCTGCTTCATGAACTGTTCCGCGGGAAGGTTGACGACTATCATTTTTCCGACATGACGGTAGTGATGAACCACCTGGTGAAGTCCTACATCCGCATGACGGATGGTGGCAGGGTCTCCACGGCCACCCGGCGCATCCTCCTCTGCATGGACCGTATTCCGGACATGTCGTTCTTCTTCCGCCGTCAGGAGAAGTCGGTGCTGTTCTTCGAGATGGATCCGGCCGTTGCCGGCAGCCTGCAGCGTGCCATCATCGCCGGCGGTTGGGGCAACCGCCAGCGTCTTGCCGTCCGCCTGGTGTGCGCCTTCTGTTGCGGTGCCGGTGTGACGTTGAACAACCTTTCGATGGAGCTTGCCTCCGAAGAGGTGTTCCGCCGCCCGGAAGGCTACCTCATACATACCTACGTGAGCAACTACCAGTACGTGTTCCTGAAGGAGACGGCCGCCGCCCAGCGCATGAGCGTGGAGGGTATGCTGACGGCCGCCGCCGAACTGCTGGTGGGGACGGATGATGACGGTTCCGGTTACCATATCCCGGAGAACCTCGGTCGTATCGCTGACAGCGTGCTCGGGATAAAGGGCAGCACGCTGAAGGACTTCCGCCGGCAGTGTCTGGTGAGTATCCGCACGAACACCATCGGCCCGGAGCGTATCGCCGCCTTCATGGAGAGGCATGGCATCTCCTCCGCCCGTGAGTTCCTGCGCCGCGTGGTCCTCTTCTTTCTGGAGGCACGGTACCTCATTTACCGAAAAGAAATAGAACTCGGGGAGAACGACCTGCCGGAGGAGAACGAGCCGGACTGGGAGGAGACGATGTTCGAGCAGTGCTCAAAAAGAGATTTCGCTATTTCAACATATAATTATTAACCATTAAAATTTAACTGAAATGATTACAGAAAAACAGAAAGAGGCAGTAAAGGAACTCTGCCAATACGTGGATAACTTTTGTAAGGAAAATAATCTTAGTGCCTTTATGAGCGTTGCGGCCAGTGAGGACCATCCGGACGGGCTTGAGCAGATAGCCGGCTCGATCATCACCGGCAAGGGTGAGTATGTTGTCGGCGCCATTTCGGGGACTGTCAAGGCCGACAGCCGTGTTTATATGCTGCTTTCCATGGCACTCATGCAGGCCTACACGAGAAAGACTGACATTAATACTATTCCGTTCGGTGAAAATTTGAATATGAACTGATGAATGTAGCATAAACAGCTATGAGTGAAAATAACAACAAGCAGAAACGTAAACGTGTCTGTCCGCATTGCGGCCGAAAGTTGTGGATGCGTGAGTTCTATCCGTTGAAGAATGGGGGACGGAGTTCCTGGTGTCATGAATGTGTGCTGGCGTACAAGCGTGAACAGTACCGCAAGCACCGGAAGGTTGCTGACGGTACTTTCATGCACCGGACACTGGGACGGCTCGTCGAGCATAAGGGATATTCCACCCGTATCTTTTGGAACGGTAATATGCTTTCCATCATGCGGCGCCACTATCACAATACCCTCAACCGGGAGCTGGCTGAAATGCTCGGTGTTTCCGAACGCAGCGTCACCCGGAAGGCCCGAGAGATGGGACTGGAAAAGGACAAAAGTTTTGTAGCCTCCCTTAGCCGGGAACATTTGTTGCTGGCAAACGCGAGAAGCAAGGAACTGGGATATCCGGGCGGCTTCACCAAGGGGATGAAGTTTCGGGGAAACCAGTACACCGGGAGGATAAGAGTTGAATAACATACAGCACGGTCAATATTATGAGTAAAAAAATGGTAATTGTGGTCACCGCAGTTGGTGTCCGTAAAGTAGTGGAAAAATGGCTCTGTGAGAATATGACTTGCGAGCTGGTTGTGTCACGTAACGCACGCCATGAGTGTTGTGTGGAAGTCATCTATGATAGCGGAAACCCTTCGGTTTTGCGTACTCTTCTACGCTCTGCCGTGGGTGAAATCATAGAGTTGTGCTGATGTGGTATGAATAGTTTGAGTTAATGAAAATCTGAATAGAATGGGCATACTTGAATTTTTCGACCAGTATAAGTGTACAAAAAAATGAAAAAGAGCATCTTCTTGATTATTTGTGTACTATCAGAGTAAAGAGAGTGATTAAGGAAATCAATGACCTTTGGAAAAGCCACTCAACTTTGACCCTTTTGGCCACGCAGAATTATCCCTTTTTGCTAAAATATGATTGCCCCCTTTGGCTAAAATAGTGTTGCCCACTTGCTTCACCTATAATTATAGTTTTTTTGTGTAGATTTGAGTACCCTTGTCCTGGTGTAACGGGGGAGAAAATAAAATCTATACAAATGAATAAACGAATCAAAAATATTTTAAGATGTTATGCGGCTGGCATAGGAATCAAGGAAACGGCATTTACGTTTCATATTTCCCGTAATACAGTCCGCAAATATGTCCGCTTATTCCTTTCAAGCGGCAAGAGTATTGAACAGCTTCTTTCCCTGCCCAATGGACAGTTGGATGAACTGTTCGGCTGCACGGATACCCGGCATCGGGAGCCTTCATCCAAAAGGATTGAATTGGAGGCCTTGCTTCCCGGATATGTATCTCGTCTGTCACGCAAAGGTATGAGTGTCCGAAAACTGTTCAAGGAGTACCATACCGAATATCCGGACGGCTATCAGTTGTCTTCCTTCAAACGGATTGTCAGCGAATACAGGTTTCACATTAAGGTTGTCGGTCATGTAGAGCACTATGCCGCAGAGCAGATGTATATTGACTTTGCCGGTGACAGACTTGAAGTTGTTGATGAAATGACGGGCGAGACGAAGAAAGCCGAGGTATTTGTTGCCATCCTTCCGTTCAGCCATTATACCTACTGCGAAGCCGTATGGTCGCAACGCAAGGAAGACCTGATAAAGGCATGCGAGAATGCCATTCAATATTTTGAAGGTGTTCCTGCGGCTATCGTCCCCGACAATCTGAAGGCTGCCGTCACACGAAGCGACCGCAACGAACCTGTCATCAATGATGATTTCGCCGCTTTTGCCGAATATTACGGCTGTGTGGTCTATCCTGCTCGTGTGCGTCACCCCAAGGACAAGGCTTTGGTAGAAAATGCCGTAAAGCTCCTCTACCGTTCCATTTATCTTGATATAGAGGGAATGACATTTTCCAGTTTGGAGGAACTCAATACCGCCATCCATATTTCCTTGCTTGATTTCAATGAAAAGGTGATGGCCGGACGGGAGATGTCACGCAAGGAAATATTCCTTCATGGAGAGAAGGATTATCTTCGTCCGCTTCCCGTGAAACGCTACGTAATGAAAGAAAGGAAACTGATGACCGTGGGAAAGAACTCTTACGTTTCCTTGTTCAAGCACCATTACAGTGTTCCAAAAGAGTATGTAGGCAGGCGCATGACGATTCTCTATGATGCCGACACGGTGGAAATCTATTGTGGAATGAACCTTGTCGCCACCCACGACCGCTGTGACATTCCTTACACTTATTCTTGGAAAAAGGAGCACAACCTGCCTGGTCATTATGGTCCCTATGACAAGGACTTGGAGGAACTCTTTCAACGTGCCTCGGAAATAGACAACATCGTATTGAACTATCTTCGGGAAGTGGAGCGTGTCATGCAATATCCACCCAAAGCGTTCAGGTCATGCCGTGGCATCATGACACTGGAGAAGAAATACGGCCGTGACCGTCTAGTTGCGGCTTGCGCATGTGCGGATCAGAAATTGCAATACGGATACCAAGCCTTGCGCGAGGTGCTTGAACTGGGAGAAGATGTGGATTTCCTTCCTGATGAGGACGGAAAAGTACAGTCCAACGTGACTTTCCAGATTCCATTGACCCACAAAAATATACGTGGACGTGAATATTACAAAAAAGACAAACAATAAAACTATTATTTATGGAAGTAAACAATAAAACAGTTCCCGTTACGGGACAACAAGACCAGAATACCATATCACTGGATTTAATGAACCGTATGAAATTGCATGGTATGGCAGAGGCTTTCAGGGAAAGTCTTGCCGGCACCACTCCGCAATCCATGACTGCGGACACGTTCCTTTCCATGCTCCTTGCACGCGAATGGGACTATCGCTCCCAGGCTGCCATTGCACGGCTCACCAAAAATGCGGCATTCCGCTACAAGGCTTATATTGAGCAGATTGACTATGCCACGAACCGGGGACTGGACCGCAATCAGATGGAACGTCTCGCCACCCTTGATTTTGTGCATAAGGCACAGAACCTTTTTATTACTGGTTCTTCCGGAACGGGAAAAAGCTATTTGGCCTGTGCCCTTGGACACGAAGCATGCAAAAAGGGATTCCGTACCTTCTATGCCAATGCTCCGAAACTGCTCGGTGCGCTGAAAGTCGCCAAAGTAAAAGGTACACTTGAAGCGGAACTCAAGAAGATTGAGCGTTGCCAGCTACTCATTCTTGACGACTTGTTTATTGTACCACTTGACGCCAAAGAGCGTCCCATACTGCTTGAAATTATTGAGGATAGGCATGAACGGAAATCTGTCATCATCACATCGCAGTATCCATCCTCCAACTGGTATGACATGGTAGGTGATCCAACAATAGCCGATGCAATCCTTGACCGCATCATACATACGGCCCATACTATAGAATTATATGGTGAAAGTATGCGAAAATTAAAATCTAAGAAAAACGAGAATTTTTAAAAGGGTAAAATAATATTGCCCCCCAACACCAGGACTTTAAAGGGTCAATCATATAGTACAAAAAGGTGGGCAAATCTTGCGTGGCCAAAAGGGTCAAAGTTGAGTGGCTTTTCCAGTTAGACCAAGAATCGTGCATCTATGCCGACAAGGTAAGGAGCCTGCGCCAAAAGGAATATGACAATGCCTCATTGTATTCAGAAACCGATGCAGAACAGGCGGAGCAACTGGAGCGTTCACGTTGCAACTTCATCGAATACTTCGACCACGTACAGCGGTTGCGTCACGCCCATAGCTCCGATTCCATTATCATCAACTGGAAGCGTGTGCATGAACTGTTGAAAATCTTTGCGAAAGGCGATACCATCCTTTTCTCACAGATTGATTTGAAACTGATAGAATCCTTCCGTATGTTTCTGTTGAACGCCCCACAAGGAGGTGGCAAGAAAGGTGTCATCTCGCAAAATACAGCATCCACCTATTTCTCCATATTCAAGGCCGCATTGAAGCAGGCTTTCATTGACGGCTACCTAACCGTTGATATTAGGGCAAAGATCAAGGGAATTCAAGGTCAAGAAAGCCGCAGAGAATACTTGACCATTGAAGAACTGAACCGTTTGGCTCAAACTCCATGTGGCCCGTTATTGAAGCGTGCCGCTCTCTTTTCCGCACTGACTGGGCTTCGCCATTGCGACATTCAAAAGCTGAAGTGGTCAGAGATAGAGGTATTCAATGGTGGTTACCGCTTGAACTTTACTCAACAAAAGACCAAAGGTGTTGAATATATGCCCATATCCGAACAGGCATTTCAATTATGTGGTGAAAGGAAAGACGGTGAACAATTAGTTTTTGCCGGACTGCCTGACCCGTCATGGATTAACCGCCCGATAAAGAAATGGGTTGCGGAAGCCGGAATAACTAAGCACATCACCTACCACTGTGCAAGACATAGCGTATTCTCTTTCTCGCTAAAATTCAACAGCTTACAGAATATTTCAGCTTGATAGGTAACGATATAGAAACCAGCGAAATTCTGTATTTCAACACTTTTGCAGTAATTCAAAAGAACGCTTCTTAAACGCAAAGATAATATTTTTTTTGAAATCCACATATGTAGAAAGCTAAATCTTTCAGATTTGATACGAATATCCGATAACTGCAATAACGCGACTATATTCTATGCTACAAAATTGGGGAATGTCAGATAAAGATTCATGTCTTCTATTATATTAGCATTCGAATACTAAGAAACCTGCAAATACTCGCTTACACTTCGAACATATACAGGTTCTCTTGTAGTATTCGTCAAAGGTTTTCAGCAACACAATACCTCCGGCTTCCTTGTCGCCAAAAAGGGCGATACTTTCGTTGGTGGCTTGCTCCAAGTTGCGGAAGCACACAATGTTGCCGAATGTCTTAATGGAGTTAAGTATGCGGTTGGTGCGCGAATAGGCTTGCAACAATCCGTGCATCCGCAGGTTCTTGTCCACCCAAAGGGTGTTCAGAGTAGTGGCGTCAAATCCCGTCAGGAACATGTTTACCACAATGAGCAAATCTATCTCACGGTTCTTCATCCTTAGCGACACATCCTTGTAATAGTTTTGGAAACGGTCAGCACTTGTGTCGTAATTGGTTTTGAACATTGCGTTGTAATCTTCGATAGCCGATTCAAGGAAGTCACGAGAACTCTTATCCAGTCCGTCGGTGTTTTTTGAGTTCTCATCATCGGGCAATCCCGTGCCGTCTTCGGCTTCGTTTGCCCCATAGCTGAAGATGGTAGCCACACGCAGTTGTTTGTCGGGTGGTAGTTGCGTCATCTGCCGCTTGAACTCTATATAATAAAGTTTTGCGGTGTCAATGGACGAAACGGCGAAAATGGAATTGAATCCCGTCATTCGCGTTTTTTGCTTCTTCTCTTCCGTCGCCTCTCTATTCTTTGCCGTTGCCATTTCTGCAATGTTCACCAATTTATTGAACGTAAAGGAACGGGCATTGCGCTTAGTCTTTTGGTCGAAATGTTCCAATATGTAGTTTGTAATACGACTGACACGGGCAGGAGCTGCCAACGCACGCTCGCGGTCGATGTTACGCACTTGTTCGTCCTTGATATTCTCCTGTTCACGCATGGTGCTGACATAATCCACGCGGAACGGCAGCACGTTGCCATCGGCAATGGCATCTACGATGGTATAGATATGCAGTTGCTTGCCGAAAGCCTGTTCGGTGGTTTTCAGGTCAAATTTACCGCCGGCTCCGGCATTTACCGGGAAAATAGGTGTTCCCGTGAAGCCGAAAAGATGATAGCGTTTGAATTTCTTGATGATGGCGGTGTGCATATCTCCGAACTGGCTGCGGTGGCATTCATCGAAGATGAACACGAGGTGCTTGCCATAGACCTCATGCGTGCGGTTCTTGCTGATGAATACCGACAACTTTTGTATATTACCTTATTGTCCCTTGATGCCCAAAAACTCGTAAATTCAAAACTGTTGCTGGTCTGCTGCTTCCCTTGCTTATGGCTTCGCTTGCTTGCCTCGGCTATGTGCGAGGCACGGGTAGTGTTGCTGTAATACTTCGTCTGTGTGCCGTTGCTGACAACGAACAACTGTACGTATTCAAACAGTCCGCTGCCTGCCCAAAAACTTTCGCGGTTGTAGCGGTTGATTTGGTTGAACGCTTCCTTGATATCCACACCCCGGCGTTTCAATTCCACATGCACAAGAGGCAAGCCGTTCACCAATATCGTCACATCGTAACGGTTTTCCCTTACACTTCCCTCCGGCGTGTATTAGTTGACTACCTGCAACGAATTATTGTGGATGTTTTCCTTGTCTATCAGGTAAATGTTCTTCACCGAAGCATCATCGCGCATCAGCAACTGAATGTAGTCCTCTTGTATGATGATAGTCTTTTCCACAATGCCGTAATTGCGGTTGGCAATCTTGTCGGCAAAGAACGACTGCCATTCATTGTCGGTAAATTTATAATCGTTTAGGCACTCCAACTGGCGGCGAAGATTGCAAATGAGTTCCTTTTCCGTTTTGATTGGCAAATACTCGTAACCTTGTTTTTCAAGCTGGCTGATAAAGTCATGCTCCATCTCCGCCTCGCTTTGGTATTGTGTGGATTTACGGTAAACAGGTTCAAAGTCTGAAACCACCGTGCTTTGCGGATTCTCCGCCACCATTTTGTATTGCTCTGGCATACGGCTTATTCTCTATTATTCAGATTTAACTAAAGCGTTTATTATAGCTGCGGCTGGAGAATATGCATATCCAGTGATATGCTTTCGAGCCGTTTGCGTATTATAAGTGGTTTCTTCGGTGAAATATTCATATAATTCATTGATGTCTAATTCGACAAAATTTTCTGTACTTTCTCTCTGTACAGTCAATATATCACCTTGCAAAGAACATATTTTATAAGGAATCTTCTTTTCGCTAATACTATAAACAACATCAGGAAGATTCTCCAGTTTCATTTTAAATGTCTTCATTCTACATGCTTTGAACCCTATCTTTATCATATCAGTTTGTTTTAAGGTTATTAAATGCCGGTATTAAGGAACAAATGGACACCATTACAAATCGTTATAACAAATGGTTATACTTGTTCCTTATTTCAAGTTGCTAAGATAGCTAGAAAAACCGAAATAACAAAAAAGGGAAGGTGCGTAAAAAAAAGAAGGGGTGCATTTTGACACACCTTCGTGTTTCGTAGATTTGATTCCCGTCTTGACCGGTGGGGTAAAATCATTTCTACTATGACAACAAAGATAGCAAATATTCTCCAATGCTATGCATTGGGGATGGAGATAAAGCAAATAAGCAGGAGTTTTGAGCTATCCTGCAACACAGTGCACAAATATGTGCGTCTGTTCCAAAAGTGTGGCATTCCGATAAAGGAGTTGGCATCAATGCCTTCTTCCCGCATCCAAGAAATGTTCTCCGAAGGGATTAGCCGTAGTCAGATTCCATCACAACGCCAACTTGAGCTGGAGGCACTTCTACCCGAGTACTCCGCCCGTCTTAGCCGCCGAGGGGTAACGGTCAAATCCCTGTACAAAGAGTATCACAAAACACGCCCTAATGGATACAAACATGCCAGTTTCGGTAATTATCTCATGCGTTACCGGATGGTGACTCATGTCGTGGGGCATATTGAGCATTATGCCGATGACCAAATATACATTGACTTTGCCAGTGACAAGCTTGAGGTCATTGACAATGAAAACGGTGAATGCCGTAGCGTTGAAATGTTTGTGTCCATACTCCCCTGTAGCCACTATACCTATTGTGAGGCGGTCTGGTCCCAGTCAAAACAAGATCTGATCAAGGCATGTGAAAACGCACTTCATTTTTACGGCGGTATTCCGATGGCAATCGTACCTGACAACCTCAAAGCAGCAGTAGCCCGCAGCAACCACAACGGTCCGGTAATCAACGAGGAGTTTGCGGCATTTTCCGAGCATTATGGATGTACCGTATACCCCGCACGGGTACGCCATCCCAAGGACAAGGCATTGGTTGAAAATGCCGTGAAACTGCTTTACCGGCAGTATATGCAGATGTCGAAGAGCTTGTGTTCAACTCTCTGGAATCTTTGA